AGATCCTGATCTCCCTTTTCAGGGGCTAGATCCTTCGCCTCATCAGGTTGTGGTGGAGGGCTGATCTCCGCGGGTTCCTGACCCGCAACAGGTGTTGCGCCTGCCTCGCCAGCGTTATCATTTGACATGATATTGTTATTAATGATCTATCGTTTTTTGCTTTTACGTCTCGATTTTCTCAAGCTTCTTCTCAATCTCCTAGTCCAATCACTAAATTTTACTCGCTTCCTTCTAGGCACTAAAGTCTTCCTCCTCCTCTTTCGACTCATCATCCTAGACGCTGTACCTAATTCCTTCCTAGCATCTCTGATCGATTTATTTGTCATAATATGTCAGCTATATCAGTCTCATCCTCAACTTGCTTATCTTCTTTTCTCAATTGTAATTTACCCTTAACAATCTCTTTCTCAGCTTCTATATGGTCAGCAGCTCTATTTCTAATATCTTGTGGTAATTGCTGTATTTCCTGACCAGACCAGAAATCCTGATGAGCTGCTAGATGCTGCTCATTAGCCGCCTCATAAGGAGGGACAGGCTTACCTTCCTGTAACGCCCTATTCTCGATCTCAGCCTGTGCAACACCTTCAATCGCCTCCTGTGCCCTATCAGATTTAGTAGCCTTCTCAAGCTCTTTCGCTGCCTGAGCAAATAGTGTCTCCGGAGCCTGAGTCCATTTAAACAATCTCTCAGCAGTCTTATAAGGCGAAGGATCACCGATACGCTCATATAATGTAAGTGGATCTATCGCATTCATTTGCCATAACTCAATTGCCTCTCTTGACAATGTGATCTTATCTTTTGTAATAGTAGATCCTTGTCGTACCTTTATCTCAACACCGTCCTTAATTATGTTCTTATCTATTTTTAGTTGTACGCTTTGCCCGTCTTCACCTAAGAAGGATACGAACTCTTTTTTGGAGAAATGTATACGGATCATTTGCGCGAATCCGTTATATAATTTCTCAGCTGCCCTTTCTACCATTTGAGTCAATTCGTCTATTCTTTCCTGATCTGATTCTTTTAAAAGCTGTCTTCCACCGAACGTCTCTTCACCTGGAGTCTTCTCACCACGAGTAGTCGAGTGAGTACCGAACACGTTATCGACCTCGTTCATCGTATGGATAAGATCGTCAAAGACATAAGGTTGTAGTAATTGTCCCTGGAAATGCTGGATACCACCCTGAGATCCTTTTATCAAAGCCGTCCCATCAGGTTTTTGTCTAGCCTGCTCTAAAGCTGCTATATCTTTTTTAGTAACTCCTGTTTCACTATATCCCACCATCACACCGTTCGCCCTATCAGCACTATCAGAGATCTGTCTTTTTCTCTTATTAATAGAATCCTGTAACGTAATCATCTGATCCACTAGCGTGGTTTGTGAATAAAGGTTCTGTCCCAGGTTCCACAGATCAGTGAATACATAATCCTTTTTCGGTCTCTTCCAGTGATTCTTCTTCGTATTCTTAAAATCATAATGTGGGTTTGCCACTTTGTCTAATATGAGGTCTAAAACTTTCCAGAACTTGAACTCGTCTGTAGTGATTTCGTAATAACCTATACGAGTCCCATCACCCATCCCACTCTTCTTCTTAGCTCCAGCGAGTCTCTCGTCTATAAGCTCTATTTTTCCTGGGAACCGTTCTTTCAGATCTTTTATCGTATCCTCATGATATTCGATCACATAATCATCTGACATATAAGGAGGGACCAAAATCCTCTGTGGTCGAAGATTCTCTACCCAGATACCAGTGTCCTCGTCATAACCAAATTTAAAAACACCTAAATAGAAAAGCTGATTATACCTTATATACTCTTTAAACTTCTGCGGCATTTGCAGGCCAGTAGCTATAGCCAGCATAATATCTTCCAAATTCCTCTCATAAAGCCTATTATCGATCTCTTTCCCGTCCTCCTCCTCAAATGGCAAACTCACCATAGGAGCTGGCAAAGTCCTCGTAGCTCTCGGAACCACTGTCTCTAAAGATTGAAAAACTTTATTTAAGACAATATGAGCCTTGTATCTGTTAAGCCTTTTACGGTCTAACTGTTGTCCTAAATAATATCTTTCATTCCTTTTCTGTAACCTCAAAAACTCATCATGAAGAGGCTTAGCCTCGTGTATCCATGAATCTCCAACCGTTATCAGGTCCTTATCACTCATCTCAAACTCCGCCATTTTCCTTTGCTCAATAACCCCCTCCGTCATATCCTCCTCATTGTTCTGCGTCAAAATATCCCTCCGAATATACCCTTGATCCAAACCTCTGACAGACATAAGAAACCGGAATTAGAAATATTTCCAGGCTTCTGAGTCGTAATAGTCCTCCTGTGCCAATATCGGAACCTTGTCAGCGGGAATGGTTTCGTCTACCACAGTGATTGCAGCACCCTCAAACCTTTTAGCACCGTCTTCCAATATCGGAACTCTGCTCAAAGCTATCTTAAAATAACCTGTAGCATGGACAAAATGGTCCTGTCCAGTATGTTTCCACTCCGAGAAAGGTATACCATACCTATCCTCCTCAGTAACCTTGTAGATATTCTGCCAGTGTTTAATATATTCGTCAAGGTCAGATTTCAAATAGACTTGCGGCAATCTCCCACTTGTGGTGAACTTCATCTTCTTATCCATAAAGTCATATACCATAGAGGATATTAATTGGTTTCTGTCAACATACACATGTCCTCTATTATTATCTTTCGTACCCCATTCGATCAGATCTTTACGCTGAGAGTTGTGTTTATAGAAGCACGCGTACATTCGTCCTCTATATTTAGGTAAAAGTTTTCTTCTAGGATACGGGTCAGGATTAGCGTCAATCACACACATTGGTCGATATTTGTGCATAAGTTTCTCTAAATCTTGCCACATAGAGCTTCCAGTTAAAATTCCGACCTTGAACACCCCTTCGTGATTTCCGAGGACGTAATGAAGAGTTTTATATCCGACGTCTACCCCTAGCGCGTTTCGGAGCATCTGATTGTCCTTCATTGAGATACATTCGGCAATTATCTCTCGATCCACCGTATCGTCCTTTTCTATAAAAGGGAGTCCCAATATCATATTATAGAAATACATCGGAGTTTTTGTTGCCTCTAAATAGACTAGTTCTTTCGCCGATACCCATGGAGCCATTAATTGGTTGATATGGTATCCGTGAACTTCTCTTCCAGGGTGCGCTGCTACCCACTCACCTACACGTCTATCCTCTTCTCTCAGCTCCAGTTTGCATTTTTTACATATATACATCTGCTTATCCTTATCTACACTCTCAAAATAATCCAGGACTTGTCGCTCGTTACAGCGGCTACATTTTATGAACCACTGTCTTTTATCTGACATCCCGTATTTTTCGTCTATCCCACCAGGTCTGATAGGGTTACTGAAAAACCACTCACCCTTATACTTGGATTTTTGCAGTCTGGAAGCGTATAAATCGATGACTTCGAGGTTAGACGCATCCAGCTCATCATAAATATTAAGATCAGACGTATGCATTATCGCTGCCTTTTTCCCGTGCGTACCTCTATACCAGATATAATTATTCCCCACCTGCTTTTTAGTAATCGCGTCAGACTGTCCCAGGAATTTAGCTAATATAGGATTATTATTTATCATCCCATCCACCTTCGCAGGCACAAAGTCATGTACGTCATCGAATGTTGGTAAAGTATAGATACAATTCAGTCCTCTATAAATGAGCCCATAAAACGTCTTTAATATAGCGAGCGTACTCCAGCCTACCTGAGCCGATTTCATCGTCACCTGCTTCCAGTGCCAATTAGCGAAAGGTTCTAATAAAAAGAAATGTTCATCAAACTCGATGAATTCTCCACGTTCAGTCTTCATTTTATTCTGCATGATCCACCCCAGTACTGATTTATCAAGATTTGCCATCTTTTTTTAGCTTAACAAAACCGCTCCCCACTTCTCGTATTTGTTCGATACGTGCCAATGACGCCCCGTCTATGACCACGCTCATCACCAAAGTCCCTATTATAGTCACATCTTCTTTTTTATCCACGCTCCTTATTATATTACACATATTGCTGAACGCAGCCTCTTTTTGTTTAACATCGGTCATATTTCAATTTTAAATGCTGATATAATGAA